ACCGTCAGTTTCTTCTTTGACAGTTGCCCAACCTGCACAGTCGCTTTGTTTATCTGAGATGAAATATGGCATTTTTATCCTTAAATCAGAAGCAGAACTTCTGCATCGTCATTGAGTACGGAAAAATCAATCTGTGAAACTGCATTTATTCTCACAACACCTAATGATGCAGAAGCATTTGCAAGAATCACACTTGGAATCTTTGGTTCAGGTGTTGGAAGAACAAAGTTAGGTTGAACAAAGTTCGGCATTCCGAACGATCCGACAACGGCAGTTGCAGGTTCAGAAATTATTGCCTGTGCTAGAAGTCCACCAAGAGGTGCGCTTGCCGAAACAAGGTTGTCAATCCGAGCAGTTGCACTTGCACTCAAAGAACCAAGAGTTGCATTTGCAGTTGCAAATGTGATCGGCCCTAGAACATCAACATCAAGTTCAGAGGTATCAAGAACAAACTGCGCCATGTCAGCTCGCTAGTGTGAGCGATACTGTCAGAGAACCGCTTGGGATGGTGAAGGTATCCCCTGCGGTGTAAGAGTTGCCTGTAATGGCACCACTAAACAAGAAATTGCCTGTTGTCGCATTATCCCAAGCCGTGAAGAATGTCGCATCCTCTGAACCTGCAATGTTTGTCCAAGAGACATTTGCATCTGAAGTCAATCCGCCACCTGATGCAGTTCCAAAGGAAACTGATTGACGAGTTGTTTCAGTTGCAGGATTGCCTGTGCCATTTGCGCCTGGGTCTCCGATATGTAGCTTCACAAAGACATTGGCTGCTGAATAGGCGGTGGCGTTGCCAACTGCATCAAGAAACTTGTTTGCAAGATATGAACTCAAACCTGTTGGCATTATTCATCCCCCTCAACAAACTCTTCAATCACTTCAACAATGAGGTTGTTCTCATCGCGGATGATTCTCTTGCGAACACGAGTGCGTTCAATAGTATTTGTCACATTGACAGTTGGAGCATCAACGGTGACATTCGGTGCCTCAACATTGACCTGTGGTGAATCAAGCATGACCATCGCAGGTTCAATCGTCACATTAGGTGCTGCGACATTGACTGTTGGTTCAGGAACTTGAAGAACCATCTGTGGTTGATTATTGCGAGCCTCGCGAACATCATAAGCAGATGCAGGATCAAGTGGATCAATCTGTGCAATAGGTTGCAACTGACTTGAAGGAACTCCTGTGTGTGCCATAGGTTCCATTCCAATCGCAGCCAATACCGCTTCAGGGTCATATCCAACTTGAACGAGCTGAGTAACGATTTCAGCACGCAACTTGACACCAACATCTTTTGCATCACTTGCATCAATGTTTTGCAATGGCACACGATAGTTGTCACCATCAGGAATCGGTGCCATATCTTCCATTGCATGAACATCATTGAGGCTCAAGAAACCTTCACGCAAGCCCTTTGTATAGGCTTCATAGCGTTCAAGTGTTGTACCGCGTAGCAAAGCATCAAGATTGAACTTGATGAAACCGTCAGGTTCAGGAAGTAAAGTGCTGAAAGATTGCTCTAAACGCTCAAGCAATGGGCGCAATGAGTGCTGAACGAAGGAAAGATTCTGTGCTTCAACTGATGCAAATGACATCGCACCTGCAACCGGATGACCTAAAAGGCTGATTGGAACGCGGAACAGGCGTGCAATATCTTCCACATTGAACCGGCGTGTGTCTAGCAACTGTGCATCTTGAGCGTTCAAAGTCAATGGCTTGAATGAAGCACCACCTGAAAGCACGCCAATTTTTCCTGCGCGGTATGGGCCTGTGTGTGTGATGTTCCAATCACGCCCAATATCTTGCGCTTGTTCTTCTGTTAGCTCACCTGGAACTTCAATGACTCCGCCTGGGTTGGCTGCATTGCCAAAGTATGCTGCTGCATATGTATCGGCTGCCATAGCAGCGCCGATTGTTAGTCGAGCAGCAGCGATTGGGCCGAGACCATAGTGCGATCCAGGAAGTCTGAACAATGGGATATGAAGCATTTCATTCTTTGTAAGAATTTGAGTATATGCACCCTGCTCATCGCGTGTCTGAACCTCGTACACAAGAGGTTCATTAGGGCGCAGACGGCGGATTCTGACATCATCAGGGTTGAGGCAATAAACTTCCACAACCTCGTTGTTGTCATCGCGTACAGTCAAGATGAAGGCATTTCCGTGAATGTTCAACGATGAAATGACTTGCTCATAAAATTCAATTCGTGATGTTTCAGGGTTGGGCTTATTGACCCACATTGGAGTTTCGCCATACGCTGCTGCATAAGAAATGCGAGCGCGACCACGGCGAACATATGCGCCAAGCGGTAGCGAGCTGATTGTGTCACCGAGAAGGCGCACGCAAGCATAAACTGTTGACATACGGATTGCGCTGTCGGCAGTTACATCAATTCCTGAAGGTGCCATATATGCAGGGCGACCAGGAATGATCGGCTCAACCCATTGACTGTTGTTGGCTCTCTTCTCTGATATTCCGCGCAGTCTCTTGCTCAAACTCATTTGTCAACCTTTTCTGTCGCCCATACTAAAAACCCACCGAGCGCAATCAATGCGACAGGTTCGGAAAGCATCCAAAGCCCACTTGTTACCAAAGAGACACCGATGACCTCAATGATGAGTGCATAATCAATCTTCTTCAAGAAGTTCATTGATCTCCTTAGACTTGGATAGAAAAATATCGTGCGGTAGGTGGCTTTGGTGGCGCAGGTTGGGTGGCTCTGTCATAACCAAAGATTGAAGCAACAGCAGCATCCACCTTACGGCGAGAACTTGCCTTTGCCACCATCACGCCTCGTGATGATTGTTTTGTGACACAGTTTGCGATGTGCCGTGCAAGGCGCTCATCCCCATCATGAGTGAATGATTGATTGACAACGCCTTCGAAGAATTTTTGTGTTGCAGGAACCATTCGCTCTGCGCTGTTGGGGTAGGCGAGAACGGGGAGTCCTTCTTCATCAAGAACCATAAAGGTTCGGTTCCATCTGGCAGGGTCGAAAACAATCTCTCGCACATCAAATCGAGTATCACGGGCAAGGCCGATGATTGTCTGTTCAACTTCCGCAATGGGTACATGCCATCCTTGCTCTGCATCGTCAGGTTTTTCCCATAACCCAACAACGCTCAAGTGTGGCTTTTCTCCGCCAAGTGACCATTGCACGAGTGCAGTTGAGTCATTAGAAAATGAACCATCGAATGCAAGGACAACTTCTTCGCCAGGTATTGGAACTCTTGTTTTATCTTCTATCGCTTCCCATGAGCCTGTTGGCAACCAGGCAACAGATGTGCTGACAAAGCAATTCAAACGCTTGGTTCTAAATTCAGCTTCAGGTGTACGCAGAACGGCGGAACTCATTTCCTCTGCATCAAGCAAATCGTTGTACCCTGGATTTGATTCAAGCCAAAGGTTCTTATCACGGTGATCGCCTTCAGGCTTTGTTGGTTCCCACCACGCAAAGAAAAATGATTTGTCTTGCACTTCTTCTTTGACAATCTTCTGTCCGTATTGGTACAGCGAATAGCAAAGTGAGTCTTGACCATTGGCTTGTGTTTTCACACCTGCCGTTGTAATTCCAAAAAGCAATGAATCAGCTCGTGCGCCACCTGCAAGTGAGAGTGTGTTCCACAAATCCCAACTTGGCTGTGCGTGAACCTCGTCAAAGATGACAAGCGGTGAAGGGTTCAAACCTTCTTTTGTGTAAGCCTCTGCCGATAGCACTCGATAGACCGAAGCCTTTTCTTTGAACTCGATTACATCTCGGTAGAGCGTGAACATGGATGAGAGTTCTTGATCTAACTCAATCATTCGCTTGGCGGTGCCAAATACAATTCTTGCTTGATCGCGGTCTGCTGCACACGAATAGATTTCTGAACCGTTGCCGCCAACTGTTAAACCGGCAAGACCCATTGAAGCAGCAAGCGCCGATTTTCCATTCTTCCTCGACATCCCCACCAGCGCGGTTCTAAATCTGAAACGATTATCTTCGCGGCGAGCTAGAGCATGGCGCAATAACTCTCTTTGCCACGGGCGCAGTTCAATCAACTTGCCAGCAGGGGAAGCAACAGAATCTTTAGTTACACGACAAACAGCCTCGGCAAAGTTTGCATACAAATCGCCATCTCCACGAAGCTGATCTTCAAGTGGAACTTCAGTCAACCATCGTGGTGGCCAAGATTTCTCAGACATTGCGCTTTTGCGAAAGTAGCTCGTCTAACTTACTGCGAACCTTAACTTCTGCAACCCCCAACTTGCTTCGATCAGAAGGTGTTAAACCTAGAACTGACAGAAGTTTCAAAATCTCATTCTCTGTTGTGCTGATCATTCCGACAAGTGGGTTTGCATACGCATAGCCTTTGTCTGTGAAAAGCACATAATCTGTTTCTTTCAACTTTTCAACAAGTTGAGTTTTGCGATCAAACTTCTCGCATAGTTCAATCAAGGCGATGCCATCTGAGTTTGCAATCCACGGTGCCATCGCACGAATGTCTGCCCAAAGTTTCTTTGCGCCCTTTGAAAGTTGCGCAGGTGGCTTGTCATCAATGCGTGGAAGCGCAATAACATTGCTCATATCAGGAAGTTTGCGCTTGCCTGGGTTTCCTAATACACGCTTGAGTTCAGTTGGTTTCGGTGCTGGCCCTGTCATATTTTTTTTGCCTTCATGTAAATTAAACGCCCCCTATGATAAATTGCGGTCATATGCTCAAGCG